TCGTTGCCAGAGGTGTATGCAGTAGTTGCAGCGTTAAAAGTAGCACTGTTGGTGTACAGAGCTAATTTAAACTGATTACTCGCTGCTGTAAAATTGTGAACACCCTTCATCAGTTCTACTTTGAACGAGGTGCATAGAAAGTTGCCGTTAAAAGCCATTTACATTTTCCTTATATATTCGGCCAACTTTAGCTGACCAGCATCTTTTATTGCATTATATACTGTAGTTCTGTCGCTTTGAATAGCCTGTTTCATATAGATAGCCACAAGCTTCTCTACATCGTCTCGATATGCAAGCGCTTGATCCCGTATTTCAGGGGGCGCGGTTTCGGAAATACTTACAATTTTATTTACGCAACGCTTTGCAGTCTCTTCAGGAGTAAAACCACGGTTGTCTGTAGTTTCCACTCCCACCTTAAAATCATTAGACATTTCAACGCCAAAAGACATTTCGTTCATTGTTTTTGCCTCACCACTGGTCCGGTTCTGTACTCATCTGTAACTTCTTTGCTCTCGCCAAGTAGCTTGAGACCCATAATAGCCTCAACAAAACGCTTTTCGTACAAGACCTGCATGTCCTGTTCACCCTTCATATACACATACGCTTCCATCAAGCTTCCGTACAAAATTGCTAAATCTGCATTTTCACTGATCCACGTTGTAGTAATGTCAGGCACTATCTTTTCGGAAGTTGTTCCGCTGGGAACGTTGTTAACTACCGCAACAGCGCCGCTGGTGTTTCCAACCAAAGCTGTTCCAGAAGCGGCCGTTCCTCTAGGGTAAGCATCCGTCAAACCCGCAGGAAAGTTAGCGGTTAAGGTTGTGTTACCCGTTCCGGTGGTCCCGGTAACGATAAAAGAAGAGTTTTCAGTAGAAGAAGTTGCCCCCGCAGGAGTTGCAATTATTGTTTCTCCCGGAGAAAAAACAGTTCCACCAGTATAAGCCACCGAAAACGTAGTCTGACTTTTGGTCAAGCTGGTTGGACGGTAGAAATAATGTATTTCAGCCGCATAGCCACTGTCCGGAGTGGGGCTTAGAATCAAATTGTTAAGGTCATACTGAGCATAGTAACGAGGAGGGCCCGTTACTGTAGCATCTGGGTTAAAAGACTGCACAAAGTTAGAGTCTTTGAAGTCTAAGAACACAACGTTGCCAGAACTGTTGGTGAAAGACAAAGCAAACGGCGCTAAGAAGTCGCTTGGAACCCCTAAGAACTTATTGGAAGCAGACATTGCGCCAGCGTCGTTCTTTTGGAACAAGCTTAGTTGAACGTTCTTTAAGATACGCTCTTCTGTGTTTTTAATGAAAACAGGAAGATTACTTACAAACGTTGTTTCATCGTTTTCCGTGTAATCCAGTATGGCCTGTTTTAATGTAGTATAAGTATAGCTCATGATGTAACCACCGTAACAACTCCTGCAAAACCAAACGCCCGTGTTGGTCTGGGCTGCGGTGCTTCTACTAAGGGAATCCCGACATAAACGTCTAAGACCTCTTTTTTATCTGGACGGGCATTTTTAAGGGCTTGGGGATCTGTGGCTTTGCGAAAAGGCCCTAGTTGAGGTTGTTTAGCTTCAAACTCATCCCTGCCAACAAGCAGACCGTTCCACTCTTCGCGCATGTCTTTATAACGATACCGGAAACCGGATCGGTCAGAAATTGCAAAAGCGTTTTTGCCTATTGCAAACTTACCCATTAGCCTACCCTATAATAATCGTACTTCGGAACAACGTTAAACGATGCCCGGTCACGATCTTCAGTCATAGCGCGTTCAAACTCTTCTTCATACATAGCTTTTAACATCTGAACACGATTAGGAGCCCGCTTTACCGAAATATAATAAGCCAACCCTGCGGCCAAACATGGATAAAACCTAAACGGCATGTCCATATTGTTTATAAAGGTATCAGCATCGTCCATGCGTGTAAGAGCATTGTAAAAAATAACATCAGTGTCGTTTTCTGGAGTAGGCCAAATCCTTAAAATCGGCGTAACCTGACGATCTAAAAAGAATTGGTTAGGCCGAGACTGAGTGGTCTTGTTAGGAATATTAATATAGTCATCTCTACTTAACCTAGACAAAGCAAAGTCTGTCCCGTCCCGCCGAACTACCACAGACAAAATATCTATATTGCTTCTTACGTTAAAAAAATCTACCGCAGAAGTTACAGTTGTACTAGCACCACTTGTTTCACCTACAATAGTTTCACCCGCAACAAATGTCCCTGAAGGTATAGTTATAGCAAAAACAGTAGCAGAAGTAGCACTTGTTAGTGAAGCAGTAGCACCACTTGTTACACCTGTAATATTTTCTCCCAATCTAAAAGCGTTAACAGTCCCTACTGTCATATTTAATATTCCGGCAGGATAATCAGCAATACCTGTAACTAACGGCAAAGATACCTGCTTAATAGTCCACTGATTTAAACCCCGGTTAGCCCATTCGGCAAGCATCAGGTTTAAAGATCGTTTGGCGGATTTAAGGTCGTAACCCGTTCTAACCTCTAAGCCACACCGCTCAAAAGCTTCTTCAATATAATCAGCTACATCAAGATCAAAATCTACGCTATTAGAAACCGCCATCTCATTCCTCGCTGTAAATATTGTCAAATATTTGGGTTACATCTAATGTATAGTCTAAATCAGATTTAGAATAATGTACATGCTGCGAAGGTTTGAAGTCTGGAGCGCCTTCTCCGGTTTCAAACCACGCAGGGTGAGTTACCCGCACACGATTGTTAGGTAACGCTACAATGTTTCCGGTCCACTCGCCCGCGTCTAGTAACTGCATGACATGAGCTTGTTTGTGTTGAGCCGGATCATCCGCTACATCCGTATCAGTGTAATCAACAGTAAACATGTATTTAGCTGGAAAAAACCTGCCGTCTATCTTTGCCATCCAAGGACACGGGGTAGCTCTTTCCAAAATATACACCGCGTGTGTATGTGAGGGACAGTCCCAAGGTTGTGTCTCGTGTACGGCCATAGGTTTGGGCCACTCTTCAAAGGACTCATCTGCAACCAAGGCCGTTATAGGCATACGAGCCCACATTGCACCACCGTGAACATTAGCATCGCCGTCCTCATCAGCTTCGCAACCCGTAAAGATTACTTGAAAGCTTAAACAACGGTTGGGCATTGTTGTTACGGCAATGACCATAGCGTGAAGGAACTCGCCGTGATAACGCTCATGATTGACCGTATACTCACGACGAACCCAACACTTAAAGTGAGGTATGTTACTTTGCAAAAAAGGCATTTATTTATTTTTTCTTAGCCGCGCCGCCGCGCTTCATTTTAGCCGCGCCGCCTTTAGCAAAGCCTTTTTTCTTCATCATAGCGCCGCCTTTAGCGTAACCTTTTTTCTTCATCATAGCGCCGCCAGCGCGTTTCTTCATAACACCACCCGCGGCTTTCTTTGCAACAACTGGTTTTTTCTTTGTGGCTCCACCTTTAGCGTAACCTTTTTTCATCATTTTCTTCATGATACAGATCCTTTTGTTTTTTTACGTTTACGTCCTAATACTATTCCACAACCCCTAGCCACCACTGTTCCGGAAGGAGTCTTGCCCCGAAAAGGTCTTTTTGCTTGTGTCGCAGAAGGATCTCCACCTCTGGACATGTTTTTAACAGTAGCAGCTTTTGTGTTTTTTACAACTTGTTGTCCTTTAGAGCCTGCTCGCTTCTTTTTTGTAGCCGTAGCTTTGCGCTGGGCTTTAGTAAGAGACCGAGCTTTACTCTCAGGTAAGCATCGGTCTGGGTTTTTCTTGTCTTTAGAAGTGCCGCAAGGTCCCTTAATAGACCCGTCAGAGCCTATTCTGACCCAGTTTTGGTCGCGCCATTTCTTTAGCTCGCCCATTTAACTTTTCTTTCTAGGGGAACGCAGCATTGTTTTTAGAGTTTTTGCTTGCCCAGCATGAAGCTTTGAAGCTTTTTTCAAACCCGTTACAACCTTCTTAACTTTTCGTTTGTTACCTTTACTTAGCATTATCCCTTTTTCCTTTTACTTTTCTTAGCGTAGTTTGGGTCTTTACAATACTTGGACGCGGCCATGTTTGCATACGCCGAAGGATATGTATCAAATGTTCTCTTTGCCCAAGCTTTTCCAGAAGGACAGATTTTACTGCCCTTAGACTTTTTTGAAGACTCTCCGCCGTTTTTAAAATAACTCAAGCCTCTAGGCATAGCGACTTTTTTGCGAGGAGAAGTAGTGATTTGTTTGTTCATTTGACCACGGCTTATTGTCATATTAACACTTCCATCTTTTACGAGCTTGGCGCAAACGACTGTTCGGATCTTTTGCAGCCTTTGGAAACTTTTTCATCTGGCCCAAAGAACGGGCGCAATAAGACTTGCGTCGCTTGGCATCTTTACTTCCGGCCTTAACCTTACCCGTAACAGCGGTCTTTAACTTTGATCCGGGGTTCTTTTTTCGGTGCGCCTCCACACCTTTCTTAGTCATTCCCGCCCCAGATTTAGTGGGACGGTAATTAGTCTTGTTGCGCTTGATTGGTTTATCGCCCACAGGCAACTCCTACGCGAAGAAGAAGTTCATCATGTCTACCGTTCCAATGGTAAACGTTACATAGAAACCATCTTTAAATAGAACGCCTTCGTCAGGAATATGATAATGCTGTGTTGTATTGTCTGTTCCAAGAGTACGCGCTTTAAAAAACGAAGTTCCAGATACACCGCTGTTAAGAAAATCTAACTCTCCAGCCGTGCCGCCAGAAACAATTGAATAACCCTTAAAACGAGTTCGGCCCGCAAAGACAACATCAGCAGCGTTTCCGTTAATACCCGCAGTTACATTTCCGGCAGGATCACCAACGGCGGTTATGCTTATAATAGTTTTAAAAAAACCAGCGCTAGTTGCGGTTCCATCGTCGGCCCCTGTAAGGCTTTCAGTAAGAGAAGCGCCGTTTACATCAGTCCCTACTATGGTAAACGAAATACCGTCATCGTCGCCTGCGGACAAGATTGTTACCTGTCTGCCTGAAGCGTTTGTAACGCTACCGCCAGAAGCCAATGCCCCGTTAATTGTTAATGCGGCGTTGTTACCAACAGCGGCTATCGTTGAAACACCGTTTGGGTCTGCCGCCTGTTCGTCTCGGATAAATCGGACTTGTACGTCAGAGTTTGCCATATTAATCTCCTATAATAAAGGGTGGGGCGTTAACCCCACCAAATTAATAATTACGCAATCTGAACGTACTCAATGATAAATGTGAACGATCCTGCTGTTGTCGCATTAACTGTATTAGTGATGTTGCAGAAGATAGTTCTTTCGGCGTCTGTATACTGAACAGAGGCTGGCGCTGTCGTGCCATCTTGCGTCTGAAGAACTAATGCAGTCACCGTTACGTTGTGTACAACAACGGTTGTACCAGCATCCAAGATTTCGTCTGCCTGAGTCGCAACAATTTGTGAGCCAGAAGACGATGTACCAACTTCGTATCCAATGTCACCACTTCCAATAACTGGAGCAACGTCACAAAAAATCTTAATGTTAGTGATGATTGTATCGGCGGGTTGTGTAAACTCACCAATCGTGGGGCTGTCGCCTGCGGTTGTGTTTACTGTAACTCCAGATGCAAAGCCAACGTGCTTTACGAATTTGTTTGTTACAATGCCTGTTGAAGCCGTGTTCGCTACAGTTGTAAAAGCACCAGTTGTTTCATTTTTAGAAACAACCTGAAAGCCGCCTTCTGAACGCACTGGTCCGCTAAACGTAGAATTACCCATGAGAATCTCCTGTCAGGGTTAAGTCAGTCGCCCAATGCAACTGTCAGGGATGAGATAACAATACAACAGGAGCAATAAAAAAGAAAGGGGCAACCGAAGCTGCCCCTTAATTTGTCAAGATGACCTGATTTACGCTGCGCCGGGAGTACCGAACACAGAACGCCAATCACTTACGCCAAAGGAATAACGCTCACGGGCCTTGAACCGCATGTTACCTGTATCAAAATCGCCTTCCATGGCGGTCTTAATTGGTGAACGGTTGAAGAGCTTGAAGCCGTTAGGGGCGTCAGTTTTAATGAAGTAGGCGTCACTGTCTGTCAGGAAGTGATTTACAGCAGCACCTTCAGGCAACATGCCCATATTCTTCATTGCGTTTGCATCGTTGTCCGCTGTTCCAGAACGCAGGTTAGAGTTTAAAACCCGCTCTGCAATAAATTGCAGTTCTTTTGGAATAACCAGCTTCATGCCGCGAACCGCAATCTTTAGACCACGCTCGTCAGTCAAGCCAGCAATATCAATTAACATCTGCTCAAGAGATGTTTCGTTGAGGTCTGCCGGAGTAGCTAGTAGGTTTGTCTGATTGCCAGACAACGAAGGGTGAGCGGCAGAGCAAAGCGCTGCGCCGTCACCAATAGCACTTACACCTGTCGCGAACGCGTTGTTCAAGATAGCTGCACCTTTGATCTGCTTTGTCTGCGCCATTGAGCGAGCCAGAGCTTTGGTGTAACGAGACGCCAAACGATCATACAGGTTATCTTCAATAGCTTCCTCTGTAATAGAGAATGCTAATGCGATGGTTTCG